TGGTTACCTCAATTGGATTTAGAAACCTTCAACGGAATTAAAAACGATTTGATTGGGTTTATGGGTAACACCGAATTACCACTACAAAGGATTATAAAGATTGATGGGGTGGAGTATGGGTTTGAACCTAACCTTAGCAAAATTGCTTATGGTGCTTATTTGGATATTGTGAAGTACGATACGTTTCAAATAGATGAGAACTGGGGAAAGATAATGAGTATCTTATATCGCCCTATAACAAAGAAGATAGGTAGCATGTATAACATAAAGGATTACGATGGTACGATAGATGAAACCCCTTTCCTTCAGGTAGGTATGGATGTTCACTTCGGTGCGTTGTTTTTTTTTGTGCTTTTATTAAGGGACTTGCCGAACTATATCCTGAAATCTATGATGGATACGGAGATTCTCCCTCCCAATATCAAATCAATTTTGGAAAAAAGTGGAGAAATTATAGCAGCCTCATACAACTCGCTGGGAGTGACATCAGAGCAATGAACGATGTAACCACATTACCATTAGAGCAGTGTTTGTTATTCCTTGCATACCAATCGGATTATAACCACTTACAAAATATGTTACATAGAGAAGCATTAGCGAAAACAAAATAATCAACTACATTTGGTGGGTTGATTGTTAAATAATAAAATCAGATGATATGCCAACACCAGCTTACTTAGCACGATTCAAAGCAACCTCAGGTGTTTACTTAGGACCTACGAGAGGAAAGAGTTCCCCTAAGAATAATAGGAGAGCATGTTTATGCGTAAAATCAAACACTTACTCACGTAAATGTTGTAATGGTGCTCTGATTGAACAGGGTATCGGACAAACGGAAGTACCTTACTCACAAACACAACAAAATAATTAAATAATAATTTAGCATGGCTATATTAAATAAAGAACAATTAGAAGCAGTAAACCAAGGTAACTTCCCTGATAACTCAGTTGGAGCAATTACCCCTGCTTTGTTAAGAGATTTTAATACGGATATAATTGATAGTATGCAAATCACCGGTTCAGCTGGGATTAATGGTACGTCAGGTACATCAGGTATAAATGGTAGCAATGGAACTTCAGGTATTAATGGTACGAATGGTATCAATGGTACTAATGGAGCAACCGGTGCAACTGGAGCTGCAGGAACATCAGGTATCAATGGAACATCGGGCGTAAACGGAACTTCTGGAATTAACGGAAGTAATGGTACGTCAGGTATTAGTGGAGCAGGTGGAAGTTCGGGTACGTCAGGCACATCAGGTGTGAATGGAGAGAATGGAACTAGCGGAGTAAATGGAACTAGCGGAGTAAATGGAACATCAGGTTTAGATGGTTCAAATGGAACTTCTGGTTTGAATGGTAGCAATGGTACGAGTGGTGTATCGGGTACGCATGGTACTTCGGGTACTAGCGGTGTATCGGGCACATCAGGCGTTGATGGACAATCTAATACATTCTTTGATTATAAAGCAAATACAAACGATATATCAGGTGACCCTGGTCTTACATACATACTTTGGAATAATGCAACTCAAGTTTCATCATCTCAAATTAATATAAATCACCAAACAAAAGATGGAGTGGATGTGGATTTATTCCTATCACTTATACCATCTGGTTCAACAATTATAATACAGGATATTAGTAATTCAACTAATTTCCAAAAATGGCAGTTCGGTACTGGTGTAGAAACTTCACCTAACTCATATTGGACATTCCCAGCTACTCACATAACCGGTTCTTACTCATTTGCTAATAATCAAGAGTTAATCCTTATCGTAGCACAATTACCACAAGGTACTTCAGGTACTTCGGGTACAAACGGAACGAGTGGCATCAATGGAACTAACGGAACGAATGGTGTAGATGGAACTTCGGGTTCATCAGGTACTAGTGGTGTTAGTGGGACGAGTGGAATAAATGGAACATCCGGCACATCAGGTGTGAGTGGTGGAGAAGGTGCACCAGGTACATCAGGAACCTCAGGATTGAACGGAACTAGCGGTATCAATGGTACTAATGGTTTGGATGGTACTAGCGGCTTAAATGGAAGCAATGGTACTTCAGGAGTATCCCCTATATTTGATAGTGGGTCTTATGCGACAACAGGTTCAAATTCATTCATTGGTAATCAGATAGTAACGGGTAGTGTAGTAATTACTGGAACAAATCCAGCGTTTGGACAAGTAGGTAAATTGGAAGTAACAGGTAGCATTAATGCAACTCAAACTATCAATGGTGCATTCGTATCAGCAAGTGCTGGTATGAGAACAATGGATTATCAATTTGTACAACAATCAATTTTAGGTCCAGCAGTTTTACCTACATTAGCAGTTTCAGGTTCTAACTTATATTTTTGGGATAGTACGCAATGGTGTTTAATAAACACTTGCGCACCATCAACAACTACAACTACGGCTGGAACTACAACTACAACTGCAGGAACAACTACAACTACTACGGCTGGTACAACAACTACAACCGCAGGAACAACTACTACCACAACATCAGGTACTACTACAACTACCGCAGGAACTACAACTACTACTACTACTGCACCTAGATATTATGTTGAACATTGTACCTCATCAGTAGTGTACACCATAGAAAAAGCAGATGCAGCAGCTCCAACAACGGGTTCGGTGTATAAAATTTATTCAGCAGCACAACCGGCAATATTTAGTGGTGATTCTTGTTGGGAATTTATAAGTTCTTCTAACGAAGAACCTTTTGTATCAGCAATATGGGGAACACCTTTCTTTGATTGTGCAACATGTATAGGAACAACTACAACTACAACCGCAGGTACTACAACTACAACTGCAGCTCCTACAACAACAAGTAGTACAACTACAACTACCGCAGAAACAACTACAACAACTACTACTGCAGCACCAACTAGTACTACAACAACTACCGCAGAAACAACTACAACTACAACTACGGCAGCACCAACTAGTACTACTACTACAACTGCAGAAACAACTACAACTAGTAGCACAACTACTACAACTGAAGGTACTACTACAACTACAACTTCAGGAACTACAACTACAACTGCAGCTCCTGAAACAACAACTAGTAGTACAACAACAACTACGGAGGGAACTACAACAACAACAAGTAGTACAACAACTACAACTGAAGGAACTACCACGACAACAACAAGTAGTACAACAACTACAACTGCAGCTCCTGAAACAACAACAACTACAACAACTGAAGGTACAACAACTACAACAACACAACCATAAAAAAAATAACTACAAACAAACTTATGTTTGTTAAATAACTAAATAAACAATAATATGAACGCAAAGCAAGTATTAAACAAAATCATAGCAACTCTTTCTTTACAAAAAGATGAGGTTGTTTTAACATACGCTAAGTTAGCTGATGGAACGATTTTAGAATCTCCTACCTTTGATGTAGGTGAACCAGCGGAAGTAGTATCAGAAGATGGTACTAAATCCCCAGCTCCTGCAGGCGAACACGAAGTAATCTTAAAAGATAGCGAAGGAAACGATGTTAGAATTAAGATTATAGTTGATGCTGAAGGAAAAATCACTGAAAGAGAAAACGTTGAATTAGCAGATGGTGCTAAGGAAGATGAAGTAAAAAAATTACCTGAAGATATGGAATCAATCGCAGGTGAAGATATCGGTGGTGATGAAGAAGGTGATTCAGCAGATGCAGAAGTAGAACCATTAACGGAAGATATGGGTAAGGTAATGGAAAAATTACAATATCGTATTGAGGAGATGGAGAAGAAAATGCAAAAGATGGAAGAAGCTATGAAACCTTCTGATGAAAAGAAAGAAGATGAAATGGAGGAAGAACTTCCAAAATTAGATGGTGCACCGGTAGATGAATCTCCAGTTGCTAAATCTCAAAAAGAAAATAAGTTTGGTAAGAAGATTGTAAATTCACAATCACAATTTTTATCAAAATTATATAAATAATTAAACAATTAAAAAAAAAGATTGACATGAGAAAAAATCAAAATTTCGCACAGCCATCTATTACTACTACTTACGCAGGTGAGTTTGCAGGTAAATATATAGCTGCTGCTTTGTTATCAGCAAGAACGCTTGATAACAAGTACATCACAATCATGCCGAACGTTAAATTCAAATCAGTAATCCAAAAGATTGCAGTTGATTCTATCGTTAATAACGCATCATGTGATTTCGCAACTTCAGGTACCGTAGCTCTTTCTGAGAGAATCTTAGAACCTAAAGAATTGCAAGTAAACTTAGAACTTTGTAAGCAAGAGTTCGTTGATAGCTGGGAAGCTTTACAATTAGGATATTCAGCATTTGATTCTATCCCTGCTAACTTCACTGACTTCTTAGTAAGTTATGTAGGTGGTAAGGTAGCAGAAGCAACTGAAACTTCTATTTGGCAAGGTAACGCTTCAACTAACGGACAATTCCAAGGTATCTACAATGAATTATCTTCATCAGTAGTAGCAGGTGGTGTAAACGCACCGATAACATCTTCTCAATCTGGTTCAATTACTTCAGCTAACGTATTAGAAGATTTGAACGCATTAGTAGATGCAATCCCTAACACTATCTATGGTAAAGAAGATTTATTAATCTATGTACCAACAAACGTAGCAAAAGCATACCAACAAGCATTAGCTGGAGGTAGCATCGGTGCTAACGGTTGGAACAACCAAATGAACGTTGGTGAAAAACCATTCAACTTCAATGGTATTGAAATCGTATTATGTCCAGGTTTACCAGCTTCTTCAATGGTAGCGGCACAAAAATCTAACTTATTCTTCGGAACTGGTTTGATGAGTGACCAAAACGTTGTTAAGGTGTTAGATATGGAAGACCTTGATGGTTCTCAAAACTTTAGAATTATCATGAGATACACTGCTGATACCACTTATGGTATTGGTAATGAAGTGGTAATCCACAAAAACTATTAATTGAGTAAGTAATAGGGAGATTAACCATATCTCCCTTTACTCAATTGTCAAATTAACTAATAATTAAAACTCAACAACTATGCCGTGTAACTTATCAGCAGGACGTAATGAAGTATGTAAGGAATCAGTAGGTGGGATACAAGGTGTTTACTTTGTAAACTTCACAGGTTCTTTAGCAAATGTAACCGATGACACAACGGATGCTTTAATCAGCACCTTACCATCAGGTTTAACTGCGTACTATTACGAACTTAAAGGAACAAGCGCATATACTGAAACAGTAAACTCATCAAGAGAAAACGGAACTACATTCTTTAATCAGGAATTAACGTTGAACTTAAAGAAGCTTACTGCTGAGATGACAACTCAATTAAAGTTGATGGCATACGGCAGACCTCAAATCTTTGTACACACTATGAATGGAGATACTCTATTGGTAGGACAAAGAGAGGGTGCAGATTTAACTGGTGGTACGATTCAAACAGGTGGAGCATTAGGTGACCTTTATGGTTACTCAATCACTTTCACAGGTCAGGAACAATATCCAGCAGCATTCGTATCAGGTTCTACATACGGTAATCCTTTTGGAAGCGTAGTAAACCCACCAACAATAGTGAGTGGTACAAATTCATAATCAGTATTTCGCTTAAAATATTAAGGGTAGCACTAAGTGTTACCCTTTTTTTTGTTTCACTATTTTTGTTTATATGATTGTTAGATATATAGATAAACACACATAACCATTAGATAATGCTAGCTTATTTCATTTCAGGGAGTAATAATTACTCATTTAGAACCGAACCAACGGGTAGTTCTACTTTAACTTTGCATTTGCAGGATATGTACACATTGGAAAATACAACCGCATCTATATCACCATATACATACAATGCTTATGAGAGCATCCTTAATTGGACAGCATCTATATCATCTGCAATAGTGGGTGAACAATATAGAGCATCTATAAGTGATGGTACATCATCAATATGGCATGGTAGCATTTCAGTATTTGCATCACAATCAATAGATAAACCTGCGTATCAATCGCAATTAGGTGTTGAAGAAGTGTATGTGAGTAATGTAACCGATAACGAATACATAATTTTAGATTAATATGAAAGAAAAACAAAGCTTCTCAGTAGTAAATTTATCTCAGCAAGAGATTCCTATTGTAGTTGAAGATACAAAAACACGATATAGTTGGGTACCTGTTGGTATTATAACACCGGATGATTTTTTCCAAAACGTAACTGACAGTTATACAACATCAACAACCAATGCTGCATGTATTGAAGGTATTTCTGATTTAATATTTGGTAAAGGTTTGTACTCAAAAAACCTTGCATTTGAGCAAACATTAGGTAAGTTAATACCGCAAGAGGAAATTAAAAGAGTAATTTTTGATTTGAAACTCTATGGTAACTCAGCATTTCAGGTTTATTGGAACGATGAGCACACTAAAGTAATTAAATTTTACCATGTTCCAGTTCAAAACCTACGTGCTGAAAAGATATACGATAACCCAAAGATAGAAAACTATTACTATTGTACTGATTGGGAGGACCAAAGAGCACAAAAGAGTAAAAAGAAGATTCCTGCGTTTGGTACATCTAGTGAGAAGTTAGAAATCCTTTATATTAAAAATTATTCACCAGGAAAATATTATTATTCAACTCCTGATTGGATGAGTGCATTGCAATTCTCTTATGTTGAAGCTGAGTTATCAAACTTACACTTAAATAACATTGAGAATGGATTTATGCCATTGGTAATGATTAATATGAACAATGGTATCCCTGCTCCTGAAGAAAGACAAACAATTGAATCAATGATTGAGCAGAAGTTTACAGGAACACGTAATGCAGGTAGATTTATGATATCATTTAACGATGATGCTGATAGGAGACCTACTTTAGATGTAATTAACATTGATAATTTGCACGATAAGTACAAATACGTTGCTGAATATGCGCAAGATAGAATATTGGTTGGACATAGAGTAACTTCACCACTTTTATTTGGTATTCGTACACAAGCGAATGGTTTTAGTTCTCAATCAGAGGAAATGAAAACCGCTTACTCTATTTTACAAACGATGACAATCAATCCGTTCCAAAATTTAGTTATTAACTTCTTAGATACCGCATTAACAATGGGTGGTTATGAATCTACTGAATTATATTTTGAACAATTAACACCATTAGCAATCTTATCTGAAACTGCGGAAGAAACAGGACAAACAACTCAGCAAGTGCAGGATGATATCAATGAAGAAGGTGAAAACCCAGCAGCAGTAGAAGATGAGGGTGCAGTTGATACGAATATAGAAGAAGAAACACTAATGCATTACTCAAAAAGTAATCCAAATTTCTCTAAAAACTTTGAAACATATAAATTATAACAAATGAGCTACGCACTTTTTATAACAAGAAACGATATTATCAAAAACTCACCATTACAGGGAGCGATTGATGCAGATAGGTTACTACCATTTGTTCGTACTGCGCAAGATAAATACATGCTAAACCTATTGGGTACGGTGTTGTTTTATTATTTGCAGGGACACATTGAAGCAGGGACCGTACCAACACTAAGTGTTTATTATCAGGACCTAATCAATGACCACATTAAACCAACACTAATTTGGTATTCATGCGTTGAGTATGTTCCATTTAGTTCGGTTCAATTTAAGAGTGAGGGTGCAGTTAAACATCAAAGTGAACAATCAATATCTCCAGGTAAAAATGAGATTGATTACCTATTACAAAAGTGTTTGAACTCTGCTGATTTTTACGCAACACGTTTGCAAAACTATTTAGTAGCATACTCTAACGAAATACCACAATACCTTGAAAGTGTTGGTAACTTAACACAGGTTTACCCTGATTTTACTAACCAATATTTCGGAGGTATCCAATTATAATAATATGGGAAACGTAGTAAATAAATTAGGAACTAACTATACATTGTATTACAATGTTTTAGATTATTTTCAAACAATAATGAGCAATCACCCAGCTATCCAAACGGTTACACAGGGTGATATATTTGAAATTGATGATAGAGAATTCCCTGCGTACCCATTAGGAAATATTCTTATTACCAATGCAGTATTTAGAGATTCACAAACAATTTATACATGCCAACTTACAATTGCTGATAAAATTAAATTAAAAAACAATGAAAGCACTGGTGTACATAATAAACAAACTATCCCATTCTACGGAACTGATGATGTGGTTGATATACATGCTAACACTC